ATTTTTTAATTTGAGAAGAAATTGCTGAAGGATAACCGTAAACATTACCTAATGAAGAGTAAGACACATTATATGACCCTATCCTCTCCGCAGAAATATCTTTACCGTCCTCTTCTTTGGTTGACAATTGATAACCAATCATAGAAGCAACTGTTATATTACTTCCTAGAGGGTATACTATATCTCCAAGATCATCTTTCTCCCAGGGAGCATTTCTAATATCAAGGTATTGTTGTTCACATAGTATTATATAAGCATCAATTATATCATCTTGAGTTGTATCCATTATACCAAGATATTGCTTAACAAAACCTTTTGTCACTATTGCCATAACCGCCCCCTTATAAAACTGTAGCAGTTTTTATTTCATCTTCACCAAATTTAAATGCTTGAGAAATTCTCTCTAATCTACCTAGTGCTATATCATCATTGTACTGCTTTACATTCATTTAGTATCCTTTTTTTTAAAAAGAGCCTAAGCCGAAGCTTAAGCTCAAACAAATATGAGGAGTTTCAAAAAGAAACTTAACCTTCTTCACAAGCCATGTAGGCAAGTTCTTTTGGAAAAATTGTATCAGCACCAAAAACAAACAAACCTCTTACTAATTCACCAAAAGCATTTGGATTCATCAATGATTCTATTTTGTTAATTTGTGAAACAAAAGGAATAGCTCTTGCTGAAAATGCCATAATAACAGTTTCATCAGTACCTACACCAGCGTTTTGAACAACTTCTGTAGATTCTACAATCTTCAAACCAGCGTATTCATATATCGCACCAAAAGCCATAACTTCAGCATTATCTGTCAATCTTTGACCAGCTGCATCTTGCAACAAATCCATATACCAAGGAGGAACTGCTAACCACATTTCACCTCTATTTACATGATTTTCTCTAAGTTTTCTTGCTAATTTTGAAGTATTTGTTAACACATTTGCAGATGTGATAGAAGTTGGAGTTCCAATTGGAGCTACAATATTTCCAGAGTCTGCTTGTGAATACAAACCGAATACATGTGCATCTGCTGTAATAGCAAGAGCCTTAGCTGCTTGTTCTACTCCTGCTGGAACATAATCTGGTGTAGATTGTGCAACCTGAACTTCATCTACTGTGAAAGAAAATTCTTTGTAAATATCGATATCGATATCTACCTTGTTATCCGTCAAGGCTTCATAAGTTAGAGTAGTTGAACCAGGTACATAATCAGAAATAGTCGGTGTTGAGACTCCGATAACTGTGATTTTTTTTGCACCTTCACTTTCTACTTGATAAGAACCCGAAGTGATAGTTCCCACGATTGAATTCTCCTGAGCGATAACCTTTGCAGCAGCCGCCCATCTTGTTGTAATTGCATTTGAAATAGCCATTCTATAATCTCCTTTGATTATTTAGAATATTTCTTCCTATAATAAGCTTCCCACTCAGCCTTTGATGCATCATCTTTTGGTATATTACCTGTATCAGTTAATACTTCTTGCTTTCCTGGAATTTTGATATTATTAGAAGACATATATTCTTGTTTTAAATTTGTAGTATAATTCTCCATCATTTTGGAAAACGTTTCTACGTTTTTTGTTGTTTTTTCCGACTCATCAGATACCAAAAAGTCTAGCAAATCCGATGGAAGTTTTTTATCTGCCAAAGCTCTAAGAGCATTTGTTTTATTATTTGATATAAGTTCATCTCTTTCTTTATTTTTGAGTTTTGACATAAGTTCTGTTTGATTCCTCTCCATCTCAGCCATCTTGATTTCCCAAGGTTCTTTATGAGTTGCTGCTTCCATTCTCTTTTTGACTTCCTGCTCTACAGTTTCAGGTAGAGTTTTGCTCCTAAACGCTTCAACTTGTCTAGATGCTTCTGCATCTGCAAAAGATTTCATTTTCATTTTAAAATCTTCATTTTCCATAACTTGATCCAACGAAGGCATCAAAGATTTCTGAAAATCCTTAACTTGATCTGAATCTTTATTTGATTCAAAATATTCTTTAATTTCATTCATTTCCATAATAATCTCTCCTTTTCCATACAGATTTTGTCCCGTACAGATACATAATTATCTTATATAATTTTTACAAAATCACTCATTTATTTCTATTTATATACTCTTTTCGCTCTTTTTCTGTCCTTTCTATCATCTCTGCTCTACACCTACATCCAAAAGTTGAGTCTGGAGGTGGTGGATATTGAAACTTATTACCTGAAGCATCAGTGAAATACCCTTCATCATCAGCTATTTGACCATCCAAAATTTTGTGCTTCTCTCTAACTCTGTCATCATCTCTTGTTATGTAAACTTTTTTAAATTTATTTCTCACAACAGCTTTATCATAAAATGCTTGTTGAGCAGCACCTTCTAATCTTTGTGTTTCCATTCTAGCAGTTATAAGAGCTCTATTCTTAGAAATGTCTATAACACTCCTAATTTCTTTAGCTAACTTTGTATCAGACCAACCAGCGTACTTACCTGTTAATATCTTTCGTTTTAATGCATCAATCTCTCTTTTCTTATATAAACCTTTATATTTCGTATCATAAAAACCTGTGAATACAGAGTTATCATTAATAGTATTGATGACATCTTTTGTGTACTTGAATGGTTGATCTAAGATACTTACAAGATTTGACACCTCTCTCTTCATAATCTTATTGCTTGCTCTAATACCTTCAGTGAACATGTCATCAATGATACCATTGAGCATCTTATCAGATAGCTTATTGAGTTTGGCTTTAACTCCTCTTTTTGTTGCAAATATATTTTTGGACAAAGCGAAAGCAGCAGCTTCATACTCTTGTACGAATGAAGCTATTACTGTTAGAAATATTTTACTTATACCTTTATTTTTATTCGTCATCTGCATCTACTTCTGAGATACTATGCAATATAAGAGCATCTGATCTTTCTGCTATCTCTGTTGCATTCTCAATACCTGCAAGTCTTAGTGCATCTTCTACATCGAGAGTTCCAACTAGATTTGCAAATATCTTAGCTTGTGCTTCAGCATCTTGAGGAAACACTCTATTGACAATAGTATCAAAGTCTATATAATCAACTGTTATGCTTTTGTACTCTTTTAGCCAATACAACCATAGCTTTATGATTTTGGTTGTACCTAGCTTGAAATAGTTTTCAGTTGTCTTTGCATTATTCTCTAGTCTCATCATAGAAGCCTTTATGCTAAACACTCTTTGTGCAGCAGATAATTCTTTGAGGTCAATTGATCCTGAAATTTCATATATGTGTTGTCTTAATCTGTTAAGCAAATTTTCTATTGCTGTATCATCAAGAGTCTTTTCGAGGAACTCTGCATCACCAAGAGGTTTGCCATCTTGTGTTTGACCAAATAACATAGTACCAAACTCTGTCAAGAAATCGGGAATAGGAATAGGTTGACCATCTGCTCCCTCTGGCGTGTATAGATCTCCGAAAACCTTGAGGAATGCCATAGCTGAACCTTTTATTTCAGATGAAGTATTTGAAATGATTTCATCATAATCATCCATCAATCCAATACTTTGAAAACAATTACCTTCACTGTTTGAAGTGTTCTTGAAAGCCACAATTGGAACTGTTTTGAAGTTATGAGGCTGCTCACTAGTCATTATGTATGTACCTGAATTGTTTGCCTGGGCTTTTTTAGGGCCTTTCTTCTTGTCTTTCTCTTGTTTGAAATAATAGACATTCTCTCTATCATATATATCACAATAGTTTGTAGCTTCTGCCTCGCCTAGCTCTTGTATAGCATAGAAATAATAAGCTAAGTTTGGATCATGAAAATCCTCATCCCAGTCGTAAACCACTTGCCATCCATGAAGATTCTTGCTTCTAAGTTCTCCATCTTTCGTGTACATCAACCTGTGGGAAATACCTTCAACAGATGTAAGTTCAATTGTTTGTGAATTTTCTGTATTGAATCTTGTATCTATTACAAATCTTTTCAATTCATCTCTAATAATCTCATCTTCACCTTTGTAATTAAGCTCTATTTGTTCACCCATATAACCTACTTTGATGTCAATAATATCATTGTAGAAAGCTACATGTCTATTTGTGTGAGTTTTTTTCTTTAATGGTGAGGCTGCTACTCTAGAAAAGACAGGTATAGCTGACTTGTCCCCTTCATAATACTTCCAATTCTCTTGCATTTTATTGCCTTCGCTATTCATGAATTGAAATTGAATTTGATTTATGTTGCTTGTTATTGGCATGTTGTAATTCTCCTTGTATTTTATCTTATTTTTTATATTAATTATTTTCTCATATTATTTATCTTCTTAGTGTCATTTGTCCCATATTACCTCTAGTCATACCTTTAGGGGCTTGATTGATCTGATTAAGGTCCGACAAGGCCCACACTAGTGCATCTAACCTATTAGGGCTCTTTTTGGTCTTTTCCGTAAAGGTACACATCTCTAATTCCATGTCTGGAAAGGCCCTCATGTGAGTTACCTTTTCCGCCTCATACAAAGCCGCTACGGGCTCTGCTCTCAAGTATTTACCTCTACGTGCATTAACCCTCATAACTCTTATAGATGGGCTTATGTTGTGTATAACACTATTGATAAGAGCTTGTCCCTGGTTTCCTTCTGCTACAACATAATTAGCCTTCCACTTGTCATGTAGAGCAACAACCTTATTAGCCCACGCATTTGGTGTAGCCACAAAAGAAGCATCCTCTAATATGTAATAGTGACCATCTCTTTCTGCTGCTACAACAATCCCGCATTCATCTTGCTTAGCTTTGTCTCCAACTGATGGATCTACACTAATTATAATTTTCCTGAAATTTGTCTCTGAGACATCCAAGAAGGCTTCTCTGCTTGCATACTTAATCATATCTTGAGTCCAAAGGGCCCCAGTTGTGTTTATGTTGAGACCCCCCAAATAAATATGATTATATTTCAGAAGGTTGGTTTCTTTCATGTGATTGATTTTTTCCAAGAATTTTTCAGGTATAAAAGGGTTGTCATAATAATTCATATTTACCAGACACGTGTCTGGTTCTGTATTCTTGATGAACATCTCATATACTGCATCTGTTTCATTTTCAGGATTGAATGTTACAAATATCTTAGACCCCTCGTTTCTAAGTATAGTAGGAAATAATACATCCAAATCTTGTTCTGTTACATCTACTGAAGCCTCTTCCAACCACACGTATTTACAGCCTTCTGTCGATTTTACTCGCTTTGAGTTAGATAAACCTGTAAATATAAACTTTGTACCTGTTGATTTATTTATGATTTCCTTTTGTGTTATATAGAAGAAATCTTCCCATCCATGTCTAACTATCAACTTTTCGAGTAACGATTTTACAGAATCATCAATAGATATTAGAGTACCCTTGGCACAAAGAATAATTTGATCTCTCTCTCTCCAAGATATAGTCAAAAGAACATCTCCTACACCCCATGACTTTGAGCTTGCTCTACCACCCCATGCAACATTATATTGATAATTACCTTCTAAGAATGGTATTAATTTTTTGTGTATTGATACCTTCTTTAATTGATCACTCTTCACTTGAACCTTCGAAAGGTAAGATGTTTATGATTGGCATTTGTATAGATCCTGAATATTCTACTTGCTGCTTGTCTGTAACTACATTGAGATACTTCAAAATCATCTCTACAGCTCTTAATTTGGTTGCATCTTGAGTATCTGGATCACTTATCAATTCTTCT